GAGTAAGTACAGAAAATGTCGTCTTCTGTAAATCGGAAGTCGTTCCACATAATCGGCTTGAAACTTAGCGTGTTTGGTTAGGATGTAGATTTCCTCGTCAACCAATTTCTTGTATTCCCCCGCTAAGTGTTTGGGAAAAAAAAATCAATACCGATTGTTAATTGAGCATTAAAAGTATAGCCATCAGCAGTGGTAAATTTATAATCCATATCAACATCGGGACTAACGGCAAGAATTTTCTTTCTAATTGTCAGAGCATCAAGTGCTGGCATGACATCAACGAACTTACTGATATACGTTGGGTCAGTTTTTTCTCCGATACTGACAATATGTGCTTTTAATTTCATGGTGTTGTAGTCATTGAATTCCAAATTCATTGCTTCACGATGTGCTTCGGCTTGTTTGAATAACATGTTTTCCTCACCGCTTGTCAGAAGTCTGAATTTAACGGTTTTCTTACGCATGGGAATTTCAACAGTAAATAGTCCGTCTTCATCAGGTAATTCCTCGACATTTTTATACCTTAATTTACGTAAATCAACACTGGACTGAAATTGTTTTCCAGTTCTGGGGTCTGATACCTGTACCGTGTATTCGTGTCCATAACTTGAACTACGTAAAAACAGAAGTACAGCGTTTCTATCACCAGAAAGCAGGTCTTCGGGATTAATGCCCTTGGTTTTAATTTTTCTTTTAAGTAAGACTTCTAAAACCGTACCATTCTCAATAAGAGAAGGAGTTGTAAGTAAATCCTCGTCTTTAGATGTCATGTATTCCACATTGACTTCAGAAATTCCGTTTTTATAAAACACGCCTTTTGATGGTAATTTAACGATTTCATACGACATCATTAAATCGGGGTCGGTTTCCCTTGACATAGTGTCTTGAAATTCGTTTTTATCGAATCCCATGTTTGTGGGTATGGAATCCGCAATAACTTTATCGGAGTCGATTGGTTGCACTGGAGGTTTAGGTAAATTACCATCATCACGCATTTCCTTGTATTTTTTCAACACGTCACCAATAGGTTCTTTTTTTGGTGGTATACCTTGTTGTTCTCGCATTTGTTCGTCCATTTTTATAAAAATTTATATTTTATTATTGTTTTCACTGATAAATACTATAAAAAAATTTTTCGTCAGGGTTTCAAGATTATTAATTAAAACACGTATTAGTTCATATAAGTATACGATTATTTTTATAAAAATTCGATTTAAACCAACACTTTAAGTGAATATGGCAAGAGATAGATTCAAAGAAGAAAAGGAATACGATGAACTGATTCGTGTAAACACGAAAGAAGACGTTGAAAGAACAAAATCTGAAATAAATAAGATTTTACCTAGAGACCTAAAAATAAAAGCGATGAATGACAGTCAGATTAAATTGATTAAGTCGATAAAGACGAATGAAATCACGATTTGTGCCGGTCCTGCTGGTACAGGTAAGACCTTCGTTGCAATGGGAATCGCTTTAAATCTTCTGAAAAAATCAACGAATCGTTTTAAGAAAATCTATCTCGTTAAGTCCGTAAAGACGCTTAAAGACGAGGAAGTCGGATTCTTACCGGGTGATATTCGTGAAAAAATTGAACCCGCCATGTGGAGTTTTTATCTCAACATGGAGAAAGTCATGACAGATATCGCTTTGAAACAACTGGTTGAAAAGGATATCGTGAGACCCGCACCACTTGCTTTTATTAGGGGTGCGAGTCTCGATGACTGTATTATTATTGCCGATGAATGTGTTTCAGGTGAAAATAAGATAATAATTAAAACATCTATGTTAGATAAAAAACCTAAACACATTAAATTAAAAAGATTACCTCATTATTTTAAAAAATATAATAATCTCACGGTCTTATCACATAATGATAAAACGAATAAAAATGAATATAAAGAAATTAATTCAATTCGAATAACTAAAAATAAAGAAACAATAAAAATAAAACTAAGAGAAAACATAAATGATTTAATTATCACAAAAAACCACCCATTTGCTGTCATTGATAGTGAAAATAATATAAAATATGTTACCGCTAACGAGTTAAGTGTTGGGGATAAGATTCTAAAAAGAAAGAATAAATCAGGTAACCATTCGATATTGAATGAAAAAAATTATGATATTTTATTAGGGTTTTTATTAGGTGATGGTTGTTTACAAAAAAATAAACAATGGGGTGATAATGTTTTCAGAATCAGAAAACAACATTCGTTAAAACAGATGGAATATAATAAATTTTGCGGTTTATTATATAACACTGAATGTAGTAGTACTGGAAAATCGGGGTTTACTGGTGAAAATATGTCTGTATTAAACACTAAATCATTTTATATTAATAGTGATTTTATTGAAAGGTTATTTCCTAATGGAAAGAAAAAGAGAATTACCGCTGGTATTGAAAAATATATGACGGTAAGAACGCTTGCTACATGGTTTATGGATGATGGAAGTAATCATATATATAATAATAAGGGGTCAAATATTAGTTTACATTCAGAAGGATTTACTAAAACAGAAAATCATCATCTACTAACGATATTGAAAAATAAATTCAATATCGAATTAAAAATTGAAACAATAAAGAAACCAAGAAAAGATAGAGTTGGTGATTTTAATTCGTATTTTTATTTAAGGTTAAATAACGAAAATTCAAATAAATTTCAAAATTTAATTAAAGAATATGTTCATCCTTCCATGTATTATAAACTAAATGATGATTATAAAGGATATTTTAAATTCAACAATTATTTTAATTATTTAAATAATTATGAACTTACAACATCAACCATTAGTGAGATTAATGATGGTGGTGTTACTACTGTTTATAATATGGAGGTTAATGAAAACAATAATTATTTTGTGAATAATATTTTAACACATAACTGTCAAAACATAAGTCTTGATAACAGTAGAACACTTTTAACTCGTATCGGCAGTAACGCCAAAATCATATTACTTGGTGATATTAATCAAATCGATATGAGAAACAAAACCGATAGTTCATTGGAAACGCTTCTCGATATGTTCAATGAAGTCGAAAACATGGGTGTAATTAAAATGAGTGATGAAGATACCAATATCAGAAATCCACTTATCACCATAATTGAGAAGAAATACAAGGAACACATTGAAACCAATAATAACGGTAATGGTAGAAAGAAACAACGATTAAATGGTTGATGAAAAGAAAATATTGGTGTTTTATATCGGAGTGGCAGGTATTCGTAGTGAAGACCTTCAGGACTTCGTGTATAAAGTGAGTTCACGTATAACACCAAGTACTTTTGAAGGCGAAATCATCATGATACCCACTCAGGGTTCTGAAACCAGAGTGGAATGTGTTAACCCCGTGTATATCACTGATGAAGAATTAATAAAAAAACATACTGACCTCATGCAGGAATTACAACTGGAACTCAGGCATCAGGTCACACAATTAAAAGAGAATAGTAATGAGTAAAAAAAGAGTTGGTATTGATATCAATGAAGTATTGAGAGCCAGATGGTTGCAATTTGATAGGTATTACGCACAGGAATTCGGAACAGATGATGAAGAAGTACCTGCATCATATACCTATGATTTTTTCAACACATATCACTGGGAAGACACTGTGGAAACCGTTAAGGAACTACGTGAACCCGATGACATGCCAGATAATATCAATCCAGTGCATTATCAAACCGATAAAGACGGTGAAGCCGATGCCGATGCTTTTTTATTTAAAAAAGCCGAACAAATCGAATTAAGTGCTCGTGAAGTCTATAATCGTTTCATGTACGAAGATTTTTTGTTTGAAATCCATGGCAGCACACCTATAATGTATAGGAATATGGATGTCGATGTAAATAATTTCTTATTGAAATACGAAAAAAACGCAGATTTCACCGTACTTTCAGTGGAAAATAAATTCAGTATTCCACCCACGCTTTTCTTCCTGAGTAAGATTACATCGAGATTCAGAAATTACGTGTTTGTTAATAATTCACTGGATATGTGGAAACACGTGGATGTACTGATTACAACAGACCCAGAAATCCTTAAAATGGGAGTTCCTTGGGGAAAGAAACTGATTAAACTCAATAGACCATACAATGAAGACATTAAGACTGGTAATATTGAGGTACTTCAAATCAAGGATTTAATAGATAATAAAAAATTTCAAAAAATAATTAAATATAAAAACAAATAAAATGAGTGAAGAATTACAAAATGCAACACAACAGGCTGAAACAGAACAAGTAGAACGTATCAGAGTTGCTCTTGAAAACGTAAAAAATAAGAAATCCAAATTCTTATTTGTCGTTCCCGAATCTCAGAACCCCGTTGCTAGTGTATATGAAACATATTTTCATGCGACAGTGGTAAAGAACATGGGATTCAATGTAAAAATAATGGTTGAAAAAGGTGATTATGTCGTACCGACATGGATTGAAAAAGAACTTACGGATTTCGAACATATTTCAATGGCTGACCCGAAACTCACAGTCGGACCAGAAGACGTGATGGTCATACCTGAAGTATTTTCTAATGTAATGGAACAAACTAAAAATCTGCCTTGTTTAAGGGTTGGGTTATTGCAATCGGTTGATTACATGATGAATTCTCTGATACCGGGAACCGACTGGAGTGTTTTCGGAATACAAGACGTAATTACGACTTCCGAAACACTTAAAGAAATGATTGAGGTGTTTTACGGTAGTCAGAAATTCGATGTGAGTGCTTATAATATCGGTATTCCCGATTATTTTAGTAAGTCGGATAAACCCAAGAAACCCGTGATTTCGGTTATCGGTAGAAACGCCAACGAAATCTCGAAATTAGTTAAATTGTTTTTCACGAAGTACCCACAATATAACTGGGTGACTTTCGACCCCATGGTAACGAAAAGCAAACCACCACAACCAATGCGTAGAGTGGATTTTGCCAAGAGATTGCAGGAGAATTTTGCTGCGGTTTGGGTAGACAGGATTTCGAGTTTCGGCACGTTTCCACTGGAATGCATGAAATCTGGAACAATTCCAATCTGTTTGAAACCCGATATCATGCCAGAATACATGATTGAGAGAGATGAAGACGGTAAACCCATAAAAGCCGTAGAAGGTGCTGGTGTCTGGACTGAAAACTATTATGACCTTCCTATTTTGATTGGTGATGTTCTGGTTAAATTTTTAGATGATAATATCAGTGATGACCTCTATAAGAGCATGGATGCCGTGGTGGAAAAATATAATCAAAACGACAGTGAAACCAGATTATCTGAAATCTATAGTAAATTACTTGAGAAAAGGGTATCGCTTTTTGAGAAAGCACTTGAACCCCATACCGAAAAATAATAACGAATTTAAAAACATATAAAAAAATGAATAGCACAGTAATAGTTCCAATCCACGAATATAATGATGACGTGTCGTTATACGTGACAAAAGCATTGGAAACCGTAATCAATCAAAAGGATGTCGATGAAATACCTAAAATGGTGTTAGTGTATCCGACTGAACTCGATACCAATATCACGGAATTAAGAGATTTCCTGATTAGAAAACATAGTAGCGGTGGCACAACAACCGAAAATTTTGTTCTTGTGCAGAATGACGGTAAAACCGATTATCAGTCTCAAGTCAATCTCGCTGTAAAATCAGTTAAAACCGATTATTTTTCGGTGCTGGAATTCGATGATGAATACAGTGACAACTATTTTAAAAATGTTGATAGTTACATCAAGGCGTATCCCGATATCGATGTGTTTCTAACCATGATGATTGAAGTTAATAATAACAACGATGGTATTAAAATGACAAACGAAACCGTGTGGGCACAACAATTTGTTGGTGAGAACGGTGAAATGGGTTACCTAAACCTAAATGCTCTTAAACAATACACGGATTTCAAATTGTCTGGAGCAGTTATTAAGAAATCTGACTTCGAAAATCTGGGTGGATATAAATCAAACATTAAATTAACTTTCATGTATGAATTCTTACTCAGGGCATTAAATAATGCCAGTAAGATATACACGATTCCCAAACTCGGATACAAACACCTTTCAACTCGTGAGGGAAGCATGTTCAACACCTATTTGAATGAGATGCCTGTTGAAGAGAGAAAATTTTGGTTTGAAACAGCGACTAAGGAATCTAATTTTACGAATGACAGACCGATTGATTTATCTGGAGTACAGTATCTCGGAGTCCAAAAATAATATTATCTCATATTGTTTTCAATGGCTAAGAGAAACACTAACCAATATTTTGCTGATAAAGAGGAACAAGCCGTTATAAATTACATTAATTCTGACTCGCTGACAGAAAAAAATAACATTTATAACGATGTTCTTCTCGAACCCTTTAAAAAAATGATTCAATCCATACTCAGAAGGTATCCGATTCACATCGGAAATTATGATATGGAAGAGGTGGAATCCAATGCATTAACCCATTTAATTGAACACATGGTTAAATATCGTCCATTTATTATTGAGCGTAGAAAAACCGTGTATGAAGACGATAAATGGAATAAATTGGGTGATAAATACAGATTTTTCAAGGTAGAAGAAGTCAATGAAAAATTGGAGAAACTAAAAAAACTCGATGACGGTTACGAATACAGAATATTTTATTCCAGAGCATTCAGTTATTGTCAAACCATTATTAGAAATCACTATAAAGACCATAGCAAGAAAAGTTATACCGAGAAAAAAGTTAATCTGCCATTTGATGATTACGTGGATGATATCAATGAAAATCTGGACTTCACGTATGAGATAGAATTAGAGGCACAGGAACAACTTGAAAAACTAATTAATTCCGTGGTTAATAAAATCGAGAATCGTATCGATAATGACGAAGGCATAAAGAAAAATGAAGTTGTTGTCGGTGAGGCAATCGTTAACGTGTTGAAAAACTGGCAGGTCTTGTTTCTCGAAGACACACCAAATGGAAAATATAATAAGAGGATAACCAATAAATTCGCTAAAAATAAAATTTTACTCTATTTAAAAGAACAAACGGGGTTAAGTACCAAGGAGATAAGAGTGGGAATTAAACCGTTTAAAGACATATATTTTCTGGAAAAAACAGATTATATGGTGGACTAATAAATAAAATGATTAATAATAAAAAAAATGAAAACATTAGAAGAATTAAGAAATGATTTGCATGAAGCGAACAAAGTCTATGAAAAATTTCGCAGGGATAATTCAAGAGAATTAACTGCTGAAGAAAAAAAGAAAGACCCAGATTATCCCGTGATGAAAAAAATCGAAACCAAAGCCCATGTTTTTGAGTTAACTGCCGATAAACTGGATGAATTCAACACAATACACAAGGCTTTAGAAGCAGCACGTAAAAAACATAGAATCGCCATGGTGAAAGAGAGACAAAATAAATAATTAGTATTTATATGTACTAAAACTATTTATTATGGCTCGACCAAAACGTAAGGAACTGAAATTCAACGAAGAAAGTGTAAATAAACTTCTTCAAGAAATATATGACGAAAGTCATAACATAAAAGCGAGAATAAACAGGCTTTTCAATAAGTGGGAAACCCAAGTGAAAGAAACTGGTGAGGTCGCTGCTATTGGCGGTGAAATCGTTAAACTAATCGCAGCGGAAGCCAAGAATCAAGACCAGAAAATCATGCTCCTTAAATATCTCAAAGAAGTGGTATTTGAGAAAAACAGGGAAGACGGTGTGCTTCAAGGCGATGGTGCATCAACAGCAGATAGAGAAACCGTTGATACCAATAGAAGAAACGAACTTCTTGGTTTTGTCGAAGAAGAAATGGCAAAGAAAGGTAAAAAATAAGAAATAATGAGTCTGGCTGATAATAAGAGGGATATATTTAATAAAATCGGTGCATATACGTCTTTGATAGAGGCGGGTGATGCACCAGAACAAACGGATTTGTTTTCGTCAATCAACAACAAAAACGATATCGTGCCGTTCATATTAGATGTATTGAAGACCATTGTGGGTACTGCTGCGATTAAAATCGCCATCGGTAAATTATTTACTGAGGTGCTTGATGACGTAGAACCGCAAATCAAAACGGGTCTTAAAAAACAATTTATTCAGTCAAACGCCAATGCTGCATTGCCGACAAGTCCATATGATTTTAAAAATCAGGGGATAAAAGTTCCTGTAAAACAAATTGACGTAAGCGGGAAGTTTCAGGTTGACCCTAGCAGTCAGAGTGGAAGTCTCTTATTTGGTACTGGTGACAGTTTTGATAAGGCAGCACGTGATGCGATTTTAAATGCAGGTAACCCCGTTGATTATAAAAACATGACCCTGATTTATGACGATAGTACCGATGAAATGCGAGTTAAACCGATTTCGAGTTTCAGTGGAAATATTGGTGATTTCTTCAGTGATTACATTGATAATACCAAATTAATTGATAAAACCGTGATTATTGGTGCGGTGCTGAATGCTATGTACGGAACACTATCCAAAGACCAAGGAAAAACTGTTGAGCAACAATATGAAGAAGAAAAAGTAAATAAAATACTTGAAGACGTTTTAAATGATAACGATTCATTTGTGATTCCACCCAATGAAATCGCTGAACTTCAAAACCGTGCTGAAAACATTGTGAACGGAACCCTACAATATGATATGGGTTGTGGATTGATGCCAACCGAACTCGGATTAGATGACCTTGTTTCGGTGATGTCTAGTATATCGGGTTCAACAGACCCGTCTTTAATCGCAAATAAAATCGAGGAAACAATCGATAAAAGCACAAGTGGTAACACCGAAACCCAAGAACTTACCGAAGAGAACCGAGAAACAATTAAAGACGGTTTTTTTCAGAAAATAATCACGGTTTTCACAAAAGAATTACTTGCTGCCGTAACAACAGCACCACAAATCAGGGTATTGTTAGGCATGTCGAGTGCACTGGAAAACAATGGTACGGTTTTACTTAGTAAAGCCAGTGAGGACATGAAGAATTTCAAAACCAGTATTAAATGCATGTCTAAGGAAATCATGAAAATCGTGGCAGCATTCTTATTTGCACTGGCTATTGGTTATCTAGTAAAGTTATTGAAACCAGTTGTCGCTAAAGTGCTGAGAGAAAAAATAAATCAATACGTTGGAACAATTAAAAGTCTAACGGGAATAAATAAAATTATGTAATTATGATAGTTGACCAGAAATTAAACAAAGGATTTATGGGGGTTTATCTAATCGATGGTAGTATCGATGGTACACAACTCGCAACAACAATTAAACCGAATTGATTTAGAAGGACTATGACAAAACTGTTTATCGGTTGGAAATGGATTAGTATTAAAAAATTAAAAGAGTTACAGAAAAAAGCCGTTGAAAAAGAAAACCAGAGAAAAGCCGATGAACTGGAACTCAAAACACTTCTTAAAGAACAGGAAACCGTTAGGTTGGGTGAAGAACAGACAAAATAAATAAGATAATATGGCTACGGATTATAGTGATATAGGAACAATAATTGCTGGGTTTGGTGTGGTGCTGGCGTTGGGGTCAATCGGAGGACCGCCACCCGTGCCGACACCTCTCATACTTGTTGGTGTACCGAGACGTGCGGGACTATCCCCAACAAAAATTGCTTCGAATATCATTGCGAGAAAATCCGAAGCGGGACTACCTGTGGGTGCGTTACCGAGCGGTGCTGTGAATCCCGATGAAATCATGGAAAGAATCAGAATCGAAGAAATCGTTAAAGCACTTCAACAAGATGCGAAGATAAGCGTGGCGATTCCACCCGGTATCACACTGACAGCAGCAGGGGTGTCACCAACGGGACCTGTATCGGTGTTCGGTTCAACAATAACATTTACTAAAGGCTATGGAGTAATACAGTAATGCAAGACCTGAGTAAATTAACACCGACACAATTACTAAAAAAAGGTAATGATATCAAAGCCAGACACGATGTTTTGAAACAAGAAATTATTGCCGATACTCATGAAATCGAAAAACTTGAAAAACGACTTAATAAAAAAGTTGAGGAATTACAGGAACTCGAAAAAAATTATGTTGAAATCGTTGAAATACTGAATCAATAATGGCTGGATATGATAAACCCATAATACAAACAAGCAACCCCAATAAAAAGGAAACCGCTGGAATTGCCCGTCAAAGGGTAACGTATTACGCCAATGTGATTAGTGTTGACGATAAGACCGATGGTGGTAGAATCAAAGCGAGAATAGATGGTATTGATAATCAAATACCTAACGAGAAACTGGTGTGGGCGTATCCCGAATTACCTAAGTTTTTTCACGCCTATCCGAAAGAAGGTGAAATGGTTAGAATCACACTTGAAGACATTAATTTTCCGCAAAGAAGCAGATATTGGATGGGCACTGTCATTTCTCAACTTCAGAAAATCGAATACGATAACGTCTATACCGCATTATCAACAACCAATGTCGGACTAACTAATCCCGATAAAGCGATTAGTAAAATACCTGATGCCGAAGGTGTTTTCCCGACAAAATCAGATATTGCCATTGTGGGTCGGGTCAATACCGATGTTATATTAAGAGTAAATGAGGTACATATTAGAGCGGGAAAACATGAAAACAATGACGTGTTGAAACTCAACACCAAGAATCCCGCACATCTTAGTTTGATTTATGAACCGCTTTCAGGTGATACCGATTATTATAGTAATTCCGTGCTTCTCAGTGATAAAATTGCTTTGGTTACGCATTCTGGCAACCCCAGATTTAAATCGGCAAGACTCACACCCGAAGACCGTCAGAGAATATTTAGTGAGGGACACCCAATTGCACGTGCAGATGTGCTCGTAGAAGCACTTGAGATAATCAGAACCGCATTGGTTAATCATATTCATGGTTATTCGGGAATCGAACCCGATAAAAATGAAGTCATGAAAAAACTCGAAGAACTACAGTTTGAATTAATTAAACAAAAAAATGTTGTAACAAATTAATTATTTTTGTAGTTTTGCGGTTATGAATATTGAAATACCTAATAAATTTTTCACCACGTTTAACGACATCACGTATTACGATGAACCACATAAGTATTATGTGAATGGTAAGGAATTAATTAGCGTCACGACAATCATTCATAGATACCAAGAAGATTTTGCTGAAGACTATTGGTCAAATTATAAAGCCGAGGAATATGCTATTACCCAGAAACAAGTTCTTAGGGGTTGGGAATTCATAAATAAAAAAGGCACGATTAAAGGTAGTGCAATACACGATTATGCTGAGTCACTGTTTCTAAATAAAGTTTTCCCATACCCCAAACAATTAATACTTAATGAATTCGGGTTCGACCCCGTATTACCTGAATACGATATCACGAAAAAACACGTTAACAATTTTTATAATGATGTCAGGGGTAAACTAATACCGATTAGAACCGAGATGGTGGTTTACGACATGGAGTCGTTAATCGGTGGAATGGTGGATATGCTTTTCTACAATGTCAGGGCAAAGTGCTTTCAAATCTGGGACCATAAGACAAATAAACAACTTTCCATGAAAACAGAAAGAAGAATGAAAGATGAACTCTATGTGTTAGATGATTCTGATTTCACAATATATTCACTACAATTATCATTTTATAAACATATAATTGAGAAACATACAGGAATTAAATTAGGTGAGTCATATATCGTATGGTATTCACATAATAACGATAGTTATAAAATTATTAAAATAAAAGATATGTCATATTATGTTAATCTCATCATGAAAAAAAGAATCGAAGAACTCAAAGCAGTATAAATTTTTCTCTTTTTCTCCACAAACTAAGATTCGGTAAATCTTGATATAGATAATTTTGAAATGTTTTAATGTCTTTTTTATTGGTTACTCTGATTTGAGAAGAATATGCGTTTCGACTCTCAATAATTCTTTCCCTATATTTTTCAACTCCAATATTATTAAATAATTCACATACGAACTTCCAGTCTTGATTTTTTGAACCAGTGAATGTAATGGAATGGTGTCCTTTAGGAAAAATACTAACAGACCCATCACCATCAAAAAAACCTCTAAACCAAAATTGTTTTTCTTCATTATTTAATATGTTAATTATTTTAATTGGTGATTTGTTTTTGTTTCTATAATCCATTTCAATTAAGAATTCACCTAATTCCCTGTTAGAAGTCCAATTAACTTCAAGAATATTATTTTTCTTATTTTTCTGAAATCCTGATTATCCTCTTTTTTTGCCGAGTGTTTAATTTGTGGTGTTTTAGCATTATTATTAGCAAAAGATACTGTTCCATCTGCCTATAATAATCCGAGAATATAGGCATGTGCCAAAGTATCGATATTTTTAAACCCTTCAGCATTTACTTTTGATTTTTTCGTAAAAGTTTGTTTACGTTTCCCATTATTATCTTTTAAAAAAGCCACTCGAAAGTGGCTTTAATAATTTTTTTAAAACCTGATTACAGGTTAAGTATGCATCTCCACGGCTGGATTTCCAACGTGATGTTCGTTAAAGCATCGTCTTCATAACTGTTGTCACCAAAATCAATACTTACGATTTGACATTGTTCCAGAGTCCATTTTTCGACTTCAACACCTGTCGGGTCTAATGATTTCAAAGTAATGGTTTTCTTATAACCTGCTGCGTATCCCATACGACCTGTAAGTGATTCCGCATGTAGTCTTACCCATTCCATGAGTTGCTGTGATGTTGACGGACCAATCGGGTCAAGAAATGTAATTGACATCGTGTCCCAAGTGTATCTACCAGCAACATAATTTTGTTCGTTCATATATTGAATAGGAACGCTGTTGATTTTCATTGAAGGTCTTTTGAAGTTCTGAACCTTCCAGACTTGAATACCTAATGAATCATCGAATACTGCGAAAAATCGGTTAACCCGTTTCGGTTCGTATTCGAACGGCATCGTTCTTATCATTGTTTCTTCTGCTGCCATATTTTTGAGTTGTTAAATTTCTGTTTATTTTTGTGTTTAATAATAAATACTCTGATATTTGAAAAACAATGTCAAGTATTTAAGATTTATTACCGAGGCAGTTTTCCCGTTCTCTGATAAAATCTGAGACCCGATTTAGATAATGACATAAGTTGTTCTTTTGTTGGCTTGGATTCAACTATTTTCTTAACAGGTGTTTCATCGCTTTCCTGACCATCGTCTTCAAATGCAGGGGATTCAACCTGATTTTCTTTTTCCTCGGCTTCGATTTCTTCAATTGTTGGGAGTTCACCATCTAATGCTTTTTCAAACGCTTCTTCCATTTCAGGGGTTGTTTCAGGTGTTTCTTCATTGATATCAAATCCAACTTCATTTTCTTGATTCAATACGGATTTCAATTTTTTTCTTCTTGTCATGATATTTAATATGTTGTAATTCTAATTATTTTATCATAAATACTGTGAAAAGAAAAAACCCGCCAGATAAGCGGGTTTTCTCAATTATTAAATAAATCGGGTTATGCACCAACATCATCAAAACTCGCACCACTCGGTGTTATTGTGAATGTGATTCCAATAAATTCAAGTGCACGTGTTGGTTTCAAGAATATCTCACCATAGAGTTCGTTACGGTCACGAGTCTCAGGGGTGTTATTACTATTATCCATTTTGATTCTGAAATCCGTAAGACCTCTTTCACGCTTAATACTATCAAGGATAGGATTGGCTTGAGTAAGGAATGAATCAATTGTGGCTTGGTCATTTTGTTCAAATAACAATCTGACGGCAATATTGGAAATAAGAACCTTGATTTGAAGCAGCAATCTGCGAACGTTGATTCTATCAAGTGCACTATTTCTGACTTGTAACGTCTTGTTTCCAAAAATAGCAGTACCTGTATCGGCAAAATCTGCCATTGGATTGATTCTGCCAGCATAAAGAATGTCTCTGGCTTCCAAACTGAGTTTGTACATCGATTTTCTCGCATTGGTAACACCACGGGTTAAACCAGCAGGTGCAAACCAAGGGAATCTCGTGTTATCAGTAAATGCCATCGCTTTTACCACCTCACCTGTTGGTGGAATATAGACATTGACATTATTTTGGGTATCACGTATCTGAATCCATGGGAAGTAAGTACAACTGTAATTACTATCGATTCCCGTCTCAGTGAGTGTGTCTATGATTTCCGTTGCAGCACGAACATCTTCATTACCACCACCACCTATTGTTGCCACACCAATATCAGATAATTCGGGAGAATCAATGACGTAAAGCGTATCGGTTCGCTGTTCTTCAATCATTTCAATGGTGTTCTGAACCAGTACGGTATGGTCTGCCCAGTTGATGCCCGGTGTCGCAAATATGTTAATCGTAACGTCTTCTGGATTAGCAAAAGTATCGATTGCCATTTCCCATGCTTGGAAATCGTTATTTGGAATTTCATTGGGTGAAGCAGTACCACTTTTTCTACCACCTTGTCTATAGTCGTCATCAATAGAACGACTTCTGCGATTCACATCCCAACCATCGAATCCACCAGCAGGTGCAAGAGTAAACTTCCTTGTTGCTTTGTTAAAATATGGGTTTGTTGGGTCATCGGTATCTGTGAATTTACTGAAATCACCAGCACCAGTTTCAAATTGATAACCATCAAAAGTAAAAGTAGCACCACTATCCATATGGAAACCTTTGGATTTTGTGAATCCACTTGAAGGCTGTCCACTATAGAAGTTGATGAAATCAAACATGTCTTGATTAATACCATCACCAGTGTAACCGAGTTCCGAAAGACCGAGATAGGTTTTACTTACTCTATCGGTGTCCTGATATTCGGTTTTGTAGAACATTTTGGGAGCAATTCCACCGATACCACTGTAATTGGAGAACATATATCCTTCGAAACCAGCAGGGAATACGTCATTTGGAAGGTCATCAGCGATTTCGACCATAACGTATTTACTCTTAAGACTGTATTCACCATCGCTTGTCCCAATACGCTGTCCAATGTAATTACTTGCACCCTTAACCATAGTACATTTCGAATATGTTTCCAATACTCTTGGATTATCATCGGTGTCATAGAATTCCCTGACAATCACATCGAATTCCAGATTATATGGGTTAATGTTCTGAATCGTTACCTTGATTTCTTCATTTGCACTATTACCATCGGAAATACTTATAAATTTAAAGAGTTTCTCCACGGTATTACCTTTTATCTGAGAAACAACCCAAGGGGTTTCGGGGGTTTTGTAACTGGTTTCGTAATCCGTAAAGATATCTGTTGTACCTGTTACTATTTGTGTTTTTATACCGTATGCTATACCGTCTTCATCAAGTTTTTTAATGAGGTCAGGATATACCGCCTGAACCCAAATCATGGCATCCTTGCCTTTTGGTGTGTTTCCAATCACATTAGGTAAGAAACTACTTGCATCGGGGTTCATTGAAACCGTATAACTATTGCCAGTTGTTCCGTCATAATAAGTAGAACCCGTATCGGCATTAGATGCAATTAACTTAAATTCCTCAAAAAGGTCTCCAACACCTAATAATGTTTTATTGTTGTCAATACTGAGATTAGTTGTTTGAAAGTCTGTTGTCGCACCATTTGTGCTACCAAGTTCAATTTGTGAGTCACCACGGCTTCTAATTACTGCCACCACCATATTTTCATAATCCGTTAAGGAAGTTCCAGTATACATAGTCACAGTATCTGTGACCTCACCAACACCTTCATTATAGGTAGTTGCTGTAAATTCGTGTACATATTGTGTGAAAACATCACCATTTTTAGTGTAACCAGTGTCGGTTGTACCTGTTGCACCAATTGCACCAATACTCACACCTAAATAACTATTACCGCTGAAAGGTATTCCAGTTGTTGTGTTAGAGGTAACACCCGTAACGCTATCTAAATTCACACCAGCCTCGATAACGATATTCCATGCCGTACCAGCATCATATCCACTGAGACCAAGTATTCTGGTCACATATAGTTGCTGTGCTTCTTCAAGGAAAGCATTTGCGACATAAGGTAATTGATATTGAAGATTTCCATCAGGAAATCTTTTTGTGCTTTGTAAGCCGAATCTCTCTTTGAATTCGGTTTGGTCTTGAATGAAGACGGGTTCAAATGCAGGACCCTTCATTGTTTCTCCAGCCAATCCCAGCGTAGTTATACCCACGTTACGTGTTACATAAGTAAGGTCACGTTCTTTAAATTTTACACCCGGAGAGGTAAATACGAAATCTGCCATATTATTTATTATTTATTTTCAAATTTATTTTTCATTAATTAATCGAATATCGATTCTTTCCAATAAATACTGAAAAAATATCGAAAAGAAGTTTTTAAATGATTATTATCACGATGATACAACACCAGATTTTCCCGAATTTCATGGTTTTTTTACCTAGATTTTTCTCGATTTCCAGATTTTCGTCTTTTTTTGTTAAAAATTTGCTTAAATTCGTCTCGATTTTTTTTCGAAAATAAATCAAAAATTTTTCGTTTTTCTCGTATTAGTATTTATAGAAAAGACTTGGGTATGAATAAATCACAACACATATATCTTAATACTGATGATAGTGGGAATCTAAATGACACGAAATATTTTACTGTAAGACTGGAACAAGATGTTGATACACTGGAATTCATGTCAATGACACTTGGAACCAAAGACGTGTATCAGAACTTCAATGCGGACTACGGGGTTCTTGTTGGTAGGGTTATTGCTAATGGTGGTGTGGGTATTCCAAATGCCAAGGTCAGTATATTTATACCGATAAGTGATGAAGATACTGAAAATCCCGATATATATAAACTCTATCCCTACACCAATCCCAGAGATAAGAATACCGAAGGCAAGCGATACAATTTATTACCACGAGTAAGTAAAATCGACCCCGAAGATGGTCAAGTAAAACCTAAACAGGCATTCGGTAGTTTTCCCATTAAAGAAGAAATCGTTACCAACGAAACCTTTTTACGGGTATATAAAAAATATTATAAATACACAACCACAACAAATAACGCTGGTGATTACATGATATTTGGTGTGCCTATTGGTACGCAAACCATACACATGAGTTGTGATATCACGGATATCGGTGAATACAGCATGAATCCCGCATCCATGGTAACCAATTTAGGTTATCCTGCGAATCTATTTACTGACAACAATACCAGAATAAAAGCCAGTCAGGATTTAGGTGATTTACCCAATATCGAAACTCAGGAAATCAGTGCCGATATCAGACCATTTTGGGGAGATACCGAGAATTTCGAAATCGGAATCACGAGACAGGATTTCAGAATCAGAGCAACTCTTGTTAATACATTCGTTATGTTTGGAAGTGTTTTTACTGATGGTGATAACGCTATGTATGGTGAGAATAGTGTTAGTGGTGCGAGAAACATACAAGAACTTTTTAGTGCACGTCAAAACGTAAACGAAACCGCTGGAATGTTTTCAAAAAGAATTGGTGAGGTAACGGAGAAAATATATTACTATCCATCACATATTAGTGATGCCGATATCGATTCTGGAAATGTTGAAGATGATTGTAGTGACATGGAAATACTTGACCCAAGTAATTATTCAATTTATAAACGAAATGGAGATTTTGTTTTTATTATAAATTGTAATAGAAATAAAGTGGTTACTGGTGACGATGGAACCCCTGTATTGGTTTCCGACACCAATCCAAACGGAATATTCACGGAATTCAGGGGATTCGTGACTCTTGAAATCACTGAGGATGAATTACCTATGAATTTCAGTGTTGATATTGGTAATAACGCAACGGTCGAACCATTCAGATATAGATTTAAATTCCCACAATATGCTGCACCTAAAAACGGTTTGGGTTGGAACACTGGAAACAATCACGCCACTGTAATAAATTGGAGAAAACAAAATTTCAGGTTTGAGAGCAAGAAATTCTATAGTTTTTCAAGATTTCATGCTACGGTTGCAAACGAAGGTGGTACTGATAGTAGTCAATTCAGTAGTTATGATTCCAACGGTTTTTTTAGTAAAGATTTTATTAATGATGTTACAAAAGAAATAAGCGTTATTTCAGCCAATGAAATAAATAATGTCGGTGTGATACTCACCAATAATTACCAAAACACCGCTGACGACACAAACTACAATAATTCCCAATATGGATTCCCATCTAATCGAACATCAAACACTGCACATCGTTTCGGTGCTAATTGGATGAATCTGTCAATACATTTTCCACAGGTTGGAAAACTTGTTAGTGCATATAATAGAACAGAATATGTTCAGGTTGCAGACCATTTCCACAGACAGGGTCATTTTTTCTGAATGATAACGACATGATTATCGCTGCTGGTGACATCAACACCAAATATTTTCCACGTTCTGACCTACATTGGACTGATATTATTGAAGTTCCTGTTGAGGATATAAAGAAATTTATTGGTGTCACAACAAAGGGGTTTAAGGATTTACAGGTTTCCCCAATTGCTGGGAGTTATCGTAACGGTAACACTCCTTGTCCTTATAATGGTGGGAAGAAAAACGGTGTGCCGACAGCGAGTAATGATGAAAGAACCTATTTTTACAAGGGATTAAATGATGCCGATTGTATAAAGTATCTGTTCGAACTGGGGTTGGTAACATAAAAAAAACCCTCCGAAGAGGGTTCTTATTATCTCTGTAAAACATATTTTCCATGTAATAGCACATCCCCAAGAGTGCCAATGTTTTTTTCGCAGAGTTCCAATTCCAACATATCGTTCTCGAAATTCAATACTTTGAATTTTAAAATTAAGAAACCACCACCGTTAAAGGTAAGATAATTGTTATCAAACACCACATTATCGGATTCAGTGTTTTCATCACAAATATCGTTAAGTATGGCGTGTGATGCCGAATTAATGGTTAGTTCGAGAAACGCATATTCAACTCCATTGGATGAAATACCTGCTTCCTCTAATTCTTCGCAAGTTAAATACAATTCGTTTTGATACTCGTAGGAGATGGTTTCCCAAGCCCCAATAAAATCATTTATTGTAGTCTCAGGAACCACAGGGTCTTTTTCACAACTCGTGCTCATCAGAGCAACTGCGAGAATCATTGTCAGGAAATAAATTGTCTTTTTCATAATTAATTAATTTTAAGTTTTTAAATTAAACACATGATATTATACGATGCTCAAGACAAAAGGTTACGGTTTCACGAAATTATTTTCAAGGTATTTATATCATATGGATAGAAAACTGGAAATATTGCTGGGTTCGGAAAGAAGTACGGAGAGCGTTAACGTTCAGGAATTCACTAAAGCCGAGTTAACACGAAGTACTGCGGAACTCACGGAATTCGGTGTTAATGATGTCGTGGATGCCACACGGGTTTTCGAACAGGAAAGACAAGGTAATCCAGTTTATAGAATCTATGGTAGAATAGAATATCTGTCGTTATTAAATGGTTTGGTTAGTAATTACAATGAACTCGATGACTTTTTCACACCTGATTTCGATGCGAATTGCAAGACACTATTGAATTCCTTTGATTTCTATCTTGTCAAGCCAGCAAATAGTGGTTACACACGTGCGGGAAGCGTTAACAGTGGTAATCATCTCAGACTATTTCAAGTCATTGCGACTCCCAGTGATTTCGAATTGTTTCGTGCGGGATTCACAACCAATGTTTATGACGAACAAACCTATGGATTTGCTTTCAACACGGATTTCGATGTCAGCACGTTTTTCGACAACTTCGGATTTCCCGTCACGGAATTGTTTTTATTTGCACAATACAAATTAAAAACCAATGGAAATGGTGTGGTTGAAACCATGAAATACACGAGATACATTACAACAGGTAGTGCAATTAAAACCAATTACAGCCCCAAAACACTTGGTATCGGTGATTTCGTGGAAACCGCAACAGGTGGTAAAATTGGAGAAGTTATTAATTATAACCAGAGTCAGTACAGACAAACTCTTGTGGAGAATCAGACCATATATATTAAGACACAGTATAAAGTTGGTACTAGTACAAGTAAATATCTTATTTGGAAACTTAATCCCTTTATACCTCTGAGATTAAGATATCTTAGTGATGACCTCAGCACTTCCGAAATGAGTAAATTGGTGGAAAATAGTGTTAGTCTTAACGTAGTTTTCACTGGTAATACAGGGATTACGTCATCAATAAAAAAATCTGATGATGAAATGATTGGGTCAGGTGTGACACCGATACAAGACTGGACGAGTATCGAAAACAATGGTGGTGGTGCTGTCACGGCAAATCTTTCAAATGGTACATTTGTTTTTGGTGGTGGTGGGGATTACGAGTTGAAATTCAGTGCCAGAATCAGATTCCCGCAAAACAGTTACAGATACTTTGCTGTGACTGAAATACAGAAACAAAACGGCAGTAATTGGGATAAAATATCTGGAAGCACGATTTTGTTTGAAAACAGTTATGAGGAAAAAATCGTAACCACTACTAAAAATTTTGTGTTTGGGGACGTTATTCGAGTCGTAACAAAACTGATACCAAACCCCAATGAACTCGTACCAGAAGAAACCGAGATTCCCGAATACGCAACAGAACTCGATAACGGACAATACGTTTGGAGAGAAATTGTTCCACAGGGAGTCACTGAACCGATTTCGAGAAACGGTGTTGATTATCCCTTCATGAATGGCAAGCGATATTTGTTCGCACCACTAATACTTAGTATTTCACCAGATTTGGATGACAGTGATAATAATTACAATACTTCCAATGTTTTCAATCAGATTTCAATGGAGGGTAATTTCACATTATTGGAATTCAGTCCCGAACCAGAAAATGATTTAAATGATATAGGAAAACCATGTCAATAATACAGGAAAAAATATATTTAGGTAAGAATGCGAGCAGAGAAAACCAAACAAAAACTCATTAATCCGATTCAGGATTTCGAAATCGTTAGATTCAGTCCGAGTTCAACAAAAAGACTCAGGTTTTATTTCTTAAATTCGGGTAATACCTCACATGGTAATTCATTCACAAATGCGGGGTTTACGAGTTCCGAACTCAGTGGTAGAGATGGGGTGGTTAGAAACAGTTTTATTATAATACCTACACACCCAACACCCAAACCAGATTAGCCACTACTTATCAAACAAAAATAGGTACAACTCCCGACTATAGTTTAAAGCCTGATTTAAATCATCAACTTTGTGCCATTAATTTTCCCAAATGGTATCTCAATACCTTAACAGATAGTTTTGTTGTGGCATACATGAAATTGAGTTTTTATAATGCGAAAGAAGGTAAATTACTGCTTTTCTACAATAATTCGATTAATGATATCAGTAATCCCCAAAACATGTATTTCAAGGTCTATTTATACCCACAATCAAGGGCGTGGAGATTTGCTGCCGACACAAATGCATATGAACTCACACCAAACAGCGCATATGTTCAGAGAAGTAATGAAACGTTTCAGAATTTCGAAAACAAGAAACAAAATTATCGCAGCGGGAAATTATTTAAAAATGACGGTACATACGATGATGATGATGGCAGTACTGGTACTATTAGTGGTGCTTTTTAATTCAAATGGTTATTCCACGCTGAACCCGATTTTCGGTTGTCTCATGGTCTTGACGATTTCGAATTCCTTCTCGTCTTGAATGAACCCCAGAATTTTTAATGCGTATTTACTAACAAAAAATCTGTCACCATCTATGTTTTCAATGGGATTGGCTTCCGCAAAACCCTCAAAGATAAGTGGTAAGGGGTTGCCTTTAATCCAAACGTATTCCTGACGACTGGCAAAATTCTTGAGAACCTGTTCATCATAAACATTGACATCAACACGATACTTACTAAATAACGCCACTTCATAGATTAAATCAACATTAACGGGTTCAGGCATTTTCATCTGGAGATAAATGACCTCGCCTTCATCCATAATGGGAATGTTCATATATCTAAAACTACGGGGTTGTGGAATTCTGTGTTTGATTCCCAGACGGGTTCCAACTTGTTTATCAATACGTCTTGTCGTGATATATGGGGTTGGAACGTTTTTATCGTTATCCATGAACTTCCAAGTCTTACTAAATTCTCCCCAGCGGTCGTTATCCAGATAGAAAGTCGGCACGGATTTATTATCGAGTGTCAATTTCATATTGTATTCATTGACGTAATCATAAACCGCACGGTCAAGGTCTTCCAATAATATTGTTCGGGGCAAATAATTGGTTTTCTTATCGGTCTTTGCCATAAGTTCCTCAATCCTATCCAGTCCGTATTCCAAATACTTATTACCGACCCTTGGTGGATTCGTGTTAATATTTACTTTAGTTTTCTTTTTCGGAAGTGACATGTACTCGATTTTAATATAAATACTCTTTGATTTCATTATTTTAATGCTTATATTTGCTCAATAAACACACGTAATGATAGTAGAACGAAAAGAAGTACTTGATGATAATGGCAATCTGGGATACGTGGAAGCCGTTTATAAATCAGAAAATATCTTGAATACCGTGTATTTTGTTGAAACCAAAAGACTTTATATCGGATTTAGTCGTGGAAACATGTATTCCTATGAAAATATCGATTTCGATTTATATCAGGAATTTGAAGACGCTGAATCCCACGGAAAATTCTTTCATACCAAAATAAATAATAGGTTTTCATATCGCAAAGAATATACATTAAATCCGTCAGAACTCAACGAATATCGAGATATTGTGAAAAATAACAATATTGAAGAAGACCAAGAGGATGAATAGTTTAGAAGAACTTCGAAGCAAAATCGAACTAATGAAACAGGCACTGCTATTTTATGGCAATAAGGAAAATTATATCGAACATAAAAAATATGAGGAACCATCGTTAATACAAGCAGATAACGGAAGCCAAGCCAGATTTGCTTTAAAACAACTTGATAACCTCGATGAAATGAATGAAGAAATGGGGCAGGAATACATGGAATTTTTTAAAAAAGAAGCCAACAAATCAAACACCCCCGAAAACATAATGAAACTCATTAACGAGATAAAAAATATTGACGATATCGATAACCAAAATCTTTAAAACACGAATAAAAAAATGAAAATCAGATTTAAAAAATTAGTTCCCGAAGCAAAAACACCTTACAAAGCCATTGATATCGATGCTGGTTTTGATTTATATTGTACTTCAATTGATGAAACACCTGATTTTATTCAATACAACACAGGCATTGCCGTTGAAATACCTGAAGGATATGTGGGACTTATCTTCCCCAGAAGTTCGGTTACCAAGTACGATTTAATGCTTAAAAACAGTATTGGTGTGATTGATGCCAGTTATCGTGGGGAAATAATGTGTAGATTCACACCTGTCATTAATAATAATATCAAGGACATTGTAATTAAGGAAGATGGTTTTGATTTCGTTTTTGACGAAAATAAACGCTACGATATCGGTGACCGTGTGGCACAAATCGTGTTCATGGAACTACCAAAAATAACTTTAGTTGAAGCACAAGAACTCTCGGAAACCCAGCGTGGTGAAGGTGGTTTCGGTTCAACAGGAAATAAATAACAATAAATTATGGTGGTGTCGGAAAACTTAAAGACTTAGGACAATATGAATATCCCAAAAATTGAAAAGACATGCAACGATGTTGCACCATTGATTGCTGGAGAATATCCTGACGCAATAACACGCACCAAACTAAAAAAATTAATGGAAGCGTTTCTACCCGAATATGAAATCAAGTGTGATGAAGAAAATAACACACCAGAAGCAATGGATGCAGGTAATATAATGGTAACAGTCTCAACACCCAAAAGACCCAATGGGTCACTTAATTACGTTAATATAATTTTTTGAATATATGAAACAATATCTAGATTTATTACAAGACATACTCGACAACGGTAGAGAAAAGGAAAGCGGTCGAGTCAACATGCCCAATACCATAGGTATATCACACGGTGTAATTAAAATGGATTTACAAGAAGGATTTCCATTATTCACCACAAAGAAAATGTACTGGAAAGGCATTGTACATGAACTTCTTTGGTTTCTCAGAGGAGAAACAAATATCAAATATCTTGTTGATAATAATGTAAACATCTGGAACGGTGATGCTTACAGATGGTATTTGAAATGGTGGGATGAAAGTGGTGTTGAACAGGGTGGTCTTCGTAAACTTGAAACAATGGAAGAATTCATTGAACAAGTGAAACAAATTTCCAATCCACCATATCCTTGGATTGCTGGTGAAAGAGAATATACGATTGGTGACTTAGGTAAAGTTTATGGCTATCAATGGCGTAATCAAAACGGTGTTGACCAGATAAAAGAAGTGCTTGATGGGTTGAAGTCAAATCCATATAGTCGTTATCATATTATTGATGGCTGGAATAAAGCAGATTTCAAAGACATGGCATTACCGCCTTGTCATCTACTATATCAGTTCATTGTAAGACCAATGGATAATATTGAAAGAACAGAGTTAGCGTGGGAAATGGGGTTAGAGGCTAAATACAAAGAAGTTCAACCAAAAAAAGCTAATGATTGGGATATTTGGTTTGACCAAGAAAATGTTCCCAAATTCTATCTCGACCTTAGTATGTTTCAAAGGTCAGTTGACACTTATTTGGGTTTGAGTTTCAATTTGGCTTCAATGTCGTTGCTTTTAATGATAATTGCTAAAGCAAGTAATATGATTGCAGGTCAAGCCACTTGGATTGGTGGTGACACTCATTTATATCTTCCCCATATCCCAATGGTCAATGAACAATTAGGTAGAGAACCATATGATTTACCTGAGATGATAATTAATAAAGAATTGAATTCACTTGATGATATATTAAAACTCACTATTGATGATTTCAAATTGATTAATTATAATTCACATCCAGCAATGAAGGCTGAGTTATTTGTTGGACTACCTAAAAAATAAAATTGTGAGGAACTAGTCGGACTATCATTTAGTTTTAAAAAATCATAGTATTTATGATAAATAAATATTATGATTGGAATATATAGAATTAGAAACATTGTAAATAATAAATGTTATTATGGTTCTGCAAAAAATATTAAAAGAAGATGGTCAAAACATAAATCACAGTTGAAATATGGTAGACATGAAAATATTTTATTACAAAGGGCATGGAATAAATATGGTGGAGAAAACTTCATATTTGAAATTGTTGAATTATGTAATGAAACAGAATTATTATTGGTTGAGCAAAAATATTTGAATATGAATCCTGAATATAATATTGGAAAACAAGCAAGTGGTGGTGATAATATTACCAATCATCCTAATAAAGTAAATATTGTTGAGAGGATTAAATCCACAATAAAAAAGAATAATGATTTATTATCTAAAGAAGAACGAAAAGAAAAATGGAGAAAATGTGGTGAAGATAATTCTAATTGGAGAGGTGGAATTTCGGTAAAATATTGTGTCTGTGGTAAACAAATTGCACCCGAACATAAATATTGTATCAAATGCCTACCGAGAAATGGTGAAAATAATTCTTTTTATAATAAACACCATACTAATGAAACCAAAAAAATATTATCGGAACAACGAAAGGGAAAATATTTCGGCAATCAAAATCTTAGATTTATTATTGATGGAATTGAGTATTCTTCACTTGGTGAAGCATCGAATAAATTAGGTATACCGATAACAACAATTAGTTGGAGATTAAAATCTAAAAATGAAAAATTTAACAACTATAAATACATTTAATGACTATGGACGAAAGACTAAAAGATGTTAACCTCTTAGATGAACTAAGAGAAACAATGGAAGACGTTGAAATCCAACTCTATGAAGACGAAAAACGTTA